TCACGTTTCTTTAGCTTTAAATTCAATAATTTGAGCAGGTTTGAAGTCGTTTTCCATGTCGAGAACGGCTTCTGTTTCTGTTGTAGGGTATAAATGGCTATAAGTGTTTAAAGTAGTTGCAACATCACCATGCCCGAGTCGTGCAGCAATTACAGAAATAATTGTTCCTTTATTAATTAAATAAGAAGCATGAGAATGTCTGAAATCGTGTATACGTATTTTCTTTATTCCAGCATCATTTACATATTTCTCAAATCGTCTATCTAATGTAGTTGTTGATATACTATCTTTAATATCACCAAATACAACATAATTTAATTTTGGTTTTCGTTCCAGTTTAATTGCATTTAATAGATTCATTACACTTTTTGGCATAAGTATTTTGCGGCGTGATGCATCTGTTTTGGTTGTAGTTACTTTACGATTGTATTCTGTCTTATCTACATTAATTGAGTTAGTTTCAAAATCTAAATCTGCCCATGTTAAAGCTAATAATTCTCCTTTTCGCATACCACTGTAATACAATGTCATGAATAAAGCATAGAACAATGGATCTTCCACTATTGCCACAAAAGACTTAAATTCATCAAGCGTCCAAAAGTTTACGTGTTTATTTTCTTTTAGATCTACATTACCAACTATTGAAGCTGGATTTTCTTTAGTGTATTCATTCTTGATAGCGAAATTAAACACAGCAGAAAGTGTTGTGTGAATTTTTTTTACATGTGATGCTGCCATTTTACTTTCAATTAATTTGTCTTGAAATTTAACTATATCTCGCTGTTTTATGTTTCTTAACTCTTTACGGTTAAAATGGGGAATTAAATGAACATCTATTATGCTGCTTATTTTAATGTAAGATGATTCTTTTCGCCGTTTTTTGTACCAACTTAAATATTCTTTAGCAACAAATTCAAATGTTACTACTTCTTCTGCAAATCCATCAGCCTCTAATTTTGCCTCGGCCAGTAATGCAGCCTTTTCTGTTTTAAACCCTCTACGTTTCACTTGTTTTTTTGAACCGTCAGATTGTTCAATTCTTGTGACAAAATACCATGTTTCTCTTGCTTCATCTTTGTATACTGCCAAACTAAAATCTCCTTTCAATTATTGAATTTCTTTTTTCCGTTCCCAAAATTATTATCACCTCCTTTAGTGGGAATGTGCGTTCTTTTTTATTTAAAAATATTACCATCTACCGTTTTCAAAGAATGGGATGACAAGAATCAGAAGTTTGTCATTGATATGGGCAATCTTCAAAGAGTGATACACGACTATAACTGTATTGAGTCACCCGAACCACCTCTCTTTCCAGGCATTTGTTAATTCAGATGATGAACGTTTCTTACAACTCGCTAAGAAACAAAATGTATTCGGTGGTGGTCGTTTTGATTTCTAAAAGTATGGTTCAAAGTCCTTGAAGGTGAATATGAAGGTCAACGCATTTTCTATAACAAAGTGATGCAACCGCAGAATGATCGTGCATTTGGCCTACAGGTACACCAAAACAATGAAATGTTACGCGCGTTGTGGGATTGTGAAAAAGATGATGTTAAATTTACAGGATTCGAAGATTATGCAGATTTGGTCCTGGATATTCATGAGGATATTGAAGGTAAGTTTGAATACTTACTGAAAAAAGAAACTGATGATAAGGGCTACGATCAGTTTAAAATCGAAGAAGTTTTCGAAGTTGAATAAATGAATAAAGGGAGCCTAAAAGCTCCCTTTTAATCTAGGCGCATTAACAATCACCATCTGTACAAGTGATTGTAGGGGGTCTAACAGTACAATCTGAACTTGAATTAGCTGTTTTGCACTTTTTTGTAGTTGTTTCACTGGTACCGTCTGGATAGGAACAAGTAACAGAAACATTGAAACAATCATTTATAGGAGCTTTTGGATCTATTAAATATGTCATGACATACTCCTGATTAGCTTTAGTACAATGCTTAATTTCAACTACAAACACTCTCTCGTCTGATAAAGTTAACTCTAATTTTTTCATACGCAATACCTCCCGTCTTTTAAATTAAACTCATTCTTATAATTTCCATTTAATTGGGCTGGTATACGTTGGAATAATATGAATAAAAGGAAAAATGTGAAAGTTAGGTGATAACATTGCTTTTTTATGACTTTGAAGTATTTAACCATGACTGGCTAGTTGTCATCGTTGATACAGATACAAAAAAAGAACATGAATTTATAAATGACGTACCTGGTCTTATTCATTTTTACAACACACACAAACAAGACATTTGGGTAGGTTACAATTCACGCCACTATGACCAATACATCTTAAAGGCAATTATTTGCGGCTTTACACCACAAGAAATAAATCACTGGATCATTGTTAAACGTGAGCCAGGATGGAAATTTTATAAAGACTTTTGGAAAATCCAATTATTTAATTTTGATGTAATGACCAATAAATTTAGATCCTTAAAACAGCTTGAAGGGTTCCAGGGTCATGATATTCAAGAAACTACAGTTTCATTTACCACTGATCGGCCATTGACTGATGATGAAATATTAGAGGTCCTTAAATATTGCCGCCATGATGTACACGAAACGATTCACATTTTCATGGAGACAATATCAGAATTTGAATCACAGATTGAATTACTAAAAATGTTCAATATGCCATTAAAGCAAATATCTAAAACTAAAGCGCAATTAGCAGCTGTAATTTTAGAAGCACAGCAACCAAAAGTAGAACGAGAAGATGAATTTAATTTTTCATTCCCAGCTACTTTAAAGATTAATAAATATACTCAGGTCCTTGATTTTTATAAGGAAAATAAAGATTACAGTAAGGTTTTTGAATTAGATGTTGCAGGGGTACTTCATCTATTTGCGTGGGGTGGCTTACATGGCGCAAGGAATAACTATATCGGTACTGGTCACTTTTTAAATATCGATGTGGCTAGTTATTATCCAGCATTAATGATTGAATATGGTTATTTGTCTAGGAACGTAAAAGATCCTAAAAAATTCACTGAAATTCGTGATAGACGACTTGAGTATAAAGCAGCGAAGGATAAACGTCAGGCTCCACTAAAAATCGTTATTAACGGTACATACGGGGCCATGAAGGACAAGTATAACGGTCTTTATGATCCATTGATGGCCAACAATGTATGCATTGGCGGCATGACATTACTGCTAGATTTGATTGAAAAATTAGAGCCGTATTGTGACATCATCCAATCCAATACAGACGGCGTTCTGGTTAAATTAAGAGATTATAATGATTACGAATTAATTGATGATATTTGTTATGAGTGGGAACAGCGGACAAAAATGGAGCTAGAATTTGAGGAATTTACAAAAGTTATTCAAAAGGATGTAAACAATTATATTCTTGTTGATGCAGCTGGTAGCTATAAAGCTAAAGGTGCTTATGTGAAGAAGCTTAATCCATTGGACAATGATCTCCCTATAGTGAATGAAGCCATTGTTAATTGGTTTGTAAAAGGCATTGATCCTGAAGAAACTATTTTTGATTGTACTAATTTAATTAAATTTCAAAAGATTGTAAAGATCAGTAACAAATATGATTATGCTCGTTATGGCACAAGAAGGATGAATGAAAAAGTATTCCGTGTGTTCGCAAGTATAGATCAGAATGATAAGGAATTGAAGAAAGTAAAAAACGGTACCTCTGAAAAGATACCGTATGTTCCAGATAAGTGTTTCATTGTAAATGAGGATATAAGTGATATGAAAGTACCCTCAAAGCTTGACTACTGGTGGTACTTGGATTTGGCCAATGAACGAATTAATGCATTTATTGGGGAGGACTAAACCAGTTTGCAATATTGATTCTATAAGGTTCAACTAAATTCCAAAAAAACTCGGTATTTGATCCAAATAACATCAATAAAGTAACAAATGCAAATATCAATAAATCAATTGGTTTATATGCTTTAATAATACTTCTTTTAGCAATACTTGATTGAAAGAGATGGATAAAAAGTAAGAACGTAACTAGCATTCGAAAAACTAAATTAATAGCTAATAGATTAGACAAATCAAAATAATAATTTATAAATTTTATGTTATTTATAAGTGAATCCAATACATTTTGAAAAGAATCATAATGGAATTTTGGAATTTGATCAATGATATGTAATATTGATTTGGGAGTGAACAACAAAATAAAAATCACAATAAGAAATACTACATTTTTTAGTGCCCATTGAATCTTTGCTTTAACACTTTCGAATGATACTGTAGTATCTCTATAAATATTGATTGTAAGTAATAGTATACAAAGTGACGGAATTAGCATATAAGTCATTGGATAAAAGGCCAACATAGTAGCGAGGACGATTAAACCTATTACTATTATCGCAGGAATAACTATATCATTGTTTGAATTATTGTTATCTGGATTAACAATAATGCTTCTTGAAGCATTTATATGTGTCGAGTTATCAATATTAATATTATTTCCATTTTCATTATGTTGATGAATTTTTACATTTGAATCTGGTTTGATGAATTTTGTAATGATTTGAATACTTGATAAAAGTCCGGAGACTATTGCAATAATAGTACCAACTAAATTAAGCAAATAACACACATCCTTTTTATATTATTAAAGTAATATTTTATCAATGGAAGTAGGTGATTGTCATTTATAAAGGCTACCTGAAAGGAAATGGTAAGCATGCTGCCACATCATTCAAAGATGGTAGCAAGCTACTTTCCTATAATACGGCAAGAAAAGAAGAATCCTATGTTGGTATTTTGGCGGACGACTTTATCATGGTCGATGTGGATGATATAGACGAAGCAGAGGTACTGTTAGACATAGTAGAGGATAAGAATATTAATTGTTCCGTTTTACAAACGAACAACGGCATGCATTTTTACTTTAAAGGCTACGATTTAACAGCGAATAAAATTAAATGGTATTCCAATATCGGCATTCATTGTGATTATAAGTTGGGAATTAAAAATACTGCAGATCCACTAAAAATAAATGGTCATATTCGCAAATGGCTTCGTAAGTGTGAAGAACATGATCCTTTGCCAGCTTGGCTTTATCCTTATAACAAGAAAAATCCTAACTTAACCAAGCTTTCAGATGGTGACGGACGTAATGATAAGTTGTTTACTTACATTTTAAAAATGCAGTCACAGGGCATGGCCAAGAAAGATATTAAAGAAACCATTGCAATAATCAACAGCTATATTTTAGAGCAGCCAGTTGATAAGAGTGAGTTGAATATTATTTTACGTGATGATGCATTCATGAAAGAATCATTTTTTATTAAGGGTGTATTCCATCATGATAAATTCGGTGATTTTTTAATTAATGAACATCACATTTGTAAAATAGCGAACGTGCTGCATATTTACCATGATGGTGTATATTCGGATCATGAGGAAGACATTGAGAGAATGATGGTTAAACATATTTCATCATTGACTAGGGCTAGACGACAAGAAACATTGGCATATATACAGCTCAATGCAAAGGAAAAACAGTTTGCTTCAACACAATACATTGTTATGAAAAATGGTGTTTTTGTTCAGGACAAAAAAATTCGTGCAATGTTAGAGGAAATATTAGGTTACATCTTATTTAGGAGAAATGAGTTTGCAGCAACCTTTATTCTTACTGGTGATGGTTCCAATGGTAAATCATCTTATTTAAAAATAATTCGCCGTTTAGTAGGACAGGATAATGCTGCATCTTTGGATTTAAAAGAATTGGACCAACGATTTAAAACAGCCGAGTTATTTGGAAAGTTAGTCAATATTGGTGATGATATTGCCAAAGGCTATATTAAAGATTCGTCTGTATTTAACGTGAAACATTGAACGTTGAGCGTAAAGGGAAAGATCCATTCGATTTTACCAACTATTCAAAACTAATCTTCTCAGCGAATGAAATGCCGCGAATTAATGATTATAGTGATGGTCTTGGTAGGCGACTTCAAATAGTGCCATTCAAAGCTAAATTTACACCTGATGATGAAGATTACGATCCATTCATTACAGATAAATTACTTTCGGATGAATCAATGCAATATATTTTAAATGTTGCATTGGTTGCATTAAAACGATTACTTAACAACAAAAAATTCACTCAATCCAAAGCTGTTGAGAAAGAAATGGAAAAATATCAGGAAGAAAACAATCCGATTATTAGCTTTGTGCATAATGAAGACATTTATTTGGAACGCAGCGTAGTGGGTAACATTTACATGCAGTACAAGCTATATTGCTCAGACAATGGATTCAATCCAGTAAGTAATATTAGTTTTAGTAAACAAATAAAACACTTATTTGGTTTTAATACAAAAGTTCAACGAGTGGATGGGAAAAATAAACGCCTATTTGTAGTTGATGATGAATAATTGTCTAAATTGTGAATGCGTTACGTTTTAGCGTTTTTTATATCTTTTTTTCGCGTCTGACCAAATTCGGTCAAAAATAGAGGGTATTTGACCGTTTTTGGTCACGAAATTAGCTAAAATTCACTCTATTTTCAAATAAAAAGCGTTGAAAAGAGGTCAAATGCGTTACGTGTAACAGATATGCGTTACGTCAAAAACGTAGATGTATCAAGGGTTTATGGGGTGTGTAACAGATGTAACAGATAAAATGAACTTCTTTATATTTTTTATTAAAAAAATAAAAATTTCTATTTATATAAGAAAAATAGGGGGTAAATGCGTTACGTTTTACATTTGATTGTACCTTGAAGTATTGATATCACTGACTTTTTACGCGTAACAGATGTAACAGAACGTAACGCATTTTTCTCAAAAACAGTGACCGAAAGGTGGTTGCGAATGACCAAATTATCCAGAAGTGAAATACAAACAATAGAAAAATACTGGACTGATTATGAAGATTATAAAAAACAATTGAAATATAGGGAGTGGGAGCTATTAAATCCACATAATGAGGAAGCTCTAAATTTTAATGCTAAGAGTAGTAAAATATCTAATCCTACTCATAACAAAGCCATAATACTTATGAATGATGTTTATTATCAAAATTTGAATCGTATCGTTAAAACAGTTGAGGACATATATAAAGAATTAGATGATGATCTTAAAACAATTGTAGATATGCGCTACTGGGACAATGAAAACAATTGTTATGAATGGCAGCATATTGCTGATGAATTATATATGTCTGTACAAAGAGTATTAAGAAAAAGAAATGCGTTAATCGATATGACTGCAAAAAGAATAGGATGGATGATGTAGTGTAATTGTGTGATATAGTGAACTTCGCTAAAAAACGGTGTAAATTGATATTATCAAGTTTTAACAAAAGCGTACGGAAATACGCTAACAAAATAACATTACGAAATAAACACGTTGCTTGTACGTGTATGTCGGAAACAAGCAAACGACCACTCTTATTAAGGGTGGTCGTTTTAGTTAGGATAAAATATTCGCTATGGCCATTATCCCCAAAATTGTTGCAATAGCAGTTAAAGTAGGGATAATTAAAATTCTATTTATACCTTTATAAAGATACTCAAACAATCTATTCACCTCCTGCAATAATTGTAATTTACACAGGACTATTTTTCTATTAATTACACTTGTTTCCATGATAATATGAATAGTATGAAAGGGAGTGTTTGTATGAACGAGATACTAGTTTCAGAGGAAATAATCTTACAACGTAAAGAGTTAAGAAAGGAAATATTATTCTCCTTTTATGAATTTAATTTTAAATATGGTGGTTCAGCAAAAAGGACAAGTATTCCAATATCCAAAGATCCAGAAGAAAATGCAGCTTATTTATATTTGATTGATAGTGGGTTACTATTTGCCGAGCCACTCGAAGGTGGATACATGGCCATTAAAATCTCACATAACGGAATCGATTTCATAGAAAGAGGCTCTAACTTTTAAACTACTAAGTCACATCTAACAAGGTGTGGCTTTTTATTAGAGTAATTATTAGACACGCAAGTTCGTATTTTCTTATAATGGAAATATAAAGGAGGATGTTGTTCTATGGATTGGTTATATACATGGGGTGGAGAAAGTTTTGGGTACAAGGATGGAGATAATCTTTGGACACATGACGGAAAACATGTTGGTAAATTCTATGGAAATGAAATTTATGGACAAAGTGGAAATTACCTAGGGGAAATTAATGATGGTAAGTTGATTACTAAAAAAGGTAAAACATCTACACGTTCAAGTTTTAATCCATATATGAGTAGAGTTGGGTATGTAAATCGTGTGAACCAGGTAGGTCGAGTAATGTATAGCGGATATGAGGATTTTCCTGCAGCAAAAACGTTATAATATAGTTAATTTTAAAAGAGTCACATCTAACAGGGTGTGGCTTTTTATTATGCGTTTTTTATGTATTTATTTAATTAAACGTTATGACAATGCATTACCTTTCGCATTGTCACCTTCTTAACTAAAAGAAGATTTTTTCAATTACTAATAAAACTAAAAGGATTTCACTACAAGTGAGCTTTATTTCTGCTTTCATTTATCTCACCACCTTTAGCTAAAAGTTAGTTTATGCAATGAGATTAAATTATATTCCTACTATGAAAATATTGTGGAGGGTTCTGAAACAATGCTAAAGAGTTGTACTTATTGTGGTGGTATTCATAAGCGTGGTCAACGGTGTGCATCTAAGCCAGTAGCTACAAAGCAGACCACATACATTGATAGATTCAGATGGTCAAGGGCATGGAAGAACAAGCGAGCGCACATTGCTGATCGTGACAAACATCTATGCCAGGTATGTCTACGCAACTTATACAATACTCAGATGCAATATAACTTCACAGACTTAGAGGTGCATCACATAGAGCGTATAGCAGATGCCTGGGACAAGAGGCTAGAGGATGACAACCTTATATCATTGTGTCGTTATCATCATGAGCTGGCAGAGAAGGGATCAATACCTGCAAAAAAATTAAAAAATATTATTTTGGAGAGCACCCCCCTGGCATTCGGTGAAAAAATCTGAAATTCCTGTACACCGACTGCCCCCATTTGCTCTAAAAAATTTCCCTAAATGAAAATTTTTAAGGAGGTGAGGAAATTGGCTAGACCGTCTAAAAGTGTAAAAACAATGAGCAAGAATTTAACGAAAGAAGAAATCGCAATTCGTACTCAAACAGAAGACAAATTAAAAGGTGCTGCCGATGAAATCTTGCCTCCTACACACCTGAATGCAAGGCAAAAGAAAATTTTCAATTTCATTGTGAAGGAGTTACAAGCAAGTGGGATTCTTGGTAATCTCGATATTTATATTCTAAGCACCTGTGCGGTAGCCATTGACCGAGTGCAACAAATTGAACGAATTATTAACAGGGATATTGAAAGGCTTTTAGATCGTAACTTATTGAGTGCTAAAGATAAGTATTCAAAAGAGTTTTTCCGTTGCTGTAATGAATTAAGTCTATCTCCTCAAAGTCGAGCAAAGCTAGGTAATATCAATTTCCAAGTTCGAGTTGAAGAAGACGAACCACTGTTAAAAGTATTGAGTGGTGGCAAAAAATGATATTCGAAAAGGCAGTAAAATACGCTGAAAGAGTTGTAAAAGGCAAAGAAATCACAACAAAAGAGGTCATTATACAGTGTAATTGGTTTCTAAAAGATTTAGAAAAGCAGTATGAAGATGATTTTGATTACTATTTCGACATGGAAGAAATAGAAAAGATAGAGGGTCTATTAGAATTACTTAACTTTGCTACAGGTTTAGGCGTTGCAGGGAAAACGATATTAGAAGGCTTGGAAGGATTCCAGGCTTTTTTTCTTGTCAATATATTCGGTTGGCGCTTTAAAAACGATAAAGAAAAGTTTAGATACCGTGATATTACGGTGTTTATACCTCGTAAGAATGCGAAGACCTTCATTTGTGCTTTAATCATCATCATCTTAATGCTTACAGAGGATGATTATTCAGAGTTCTATTCTATTTGTTTGGATCGTGAGCTTGCAGGTGAAGTTAAAAAGGCTATGACGCAAATTATTATGGCCAGCCCGGGCGTTGCTAAATACTTTGTGATTCCAAAAACGTTAAGCGGAAAAATTGTATGTACTTTAACAAATAGTTTTTACCAGGCACGTACTGCAGAGGCGAATAGAAATAACTCAATCCGGCCATCTGCTTTTATCGCTGATGAAGTTGGTGCATTTAAAGATTATAAGAATATAAACGCTATGAAATCAGGGCAACTAAACGTTAAAAATCCACTACGCTTTAAATTAACAACGGCCTACGCTGAGGATAAATCGATCATGCTGGAAGAATTGGCGTATGCAAAGAAAGTCTTTAATGGATTTATTGAAGATGATCGTATGTTTGCGCTGCTTTATTACGCTGAGGACGAGCATTTATGGGACGATACAGGTCTGTTACAAGCGAATCCACTAAGAGTTGAGGAAAACTATAACGAGATTCGAGATAGCCGTAAATCAGCCATAGAAAAGCCCTCAGAGCGTGAAGAATATCTTTGTAAACATATGAATCACTTTTTACCTTCTAACAGTGGTGAAGCGTATGTAAATGTGGAAGACTTGCGGAAATGTAAAATGGATAAGTTCGATTGGTCGGGCCGTCAAGTTTGGCTAGGTTTAGACTTGGCCATGACGAATGATAACTGTTCATTTTCGATGGTGACAGAGGAAGACATGCAAATATATGCTGATTCCTACGCGTTTGTACCATCTGAGCGTATCCCTGATAAAAACCGAGTGGAAAAGATTAATTACTACGATCACATTAAGTCAGGGAAGTTTCTTGTGGTGATATGACTGTTGATTATGGCTTTATTGAACAAATGATTTTAGAGGTAGAAGAAAAATTCAGTGTGTTTGTAATGGGCGTAGCGTATGACCGTTATAACTGCCTTTCTACTGCTCAGAAACTAGAAAAAGAGGGTTTGGTTACGGTAGAAGTAAAACAGCATTCTAGCGTATTACACCCAGCTACAAAGCTATTACGTGAAAAGATTATGAACAAGGAATTTCACTATACCGAAAATGAATTGCTAGAAGAAAACTTTCAAAATGCCAAAGTCACTGAGGACACAAATAAAAACATTTACGTTAATAAGAAAAAATCAACAGGCAAGGTCGATATGGTTGTAAGTCTTATCAATGCAATCTATTTACTGCAGCATGATGTCATCTTTAATCCTGATGCTGATTGGGGCGCACAAGTCATTTAAGGAGGTGAGATTGTGGGATTAATAAAAGAGTGGCGCGAATGGCGTGATTATAGACGTATTCAGGAATTTCGCGAAAGTGGAATGGATGAATTATTGCTGCAAGCAGGTTTAACAAGTGCAGTTTTAACTAAAGAAGAAGCGCTAAGCTACCTAGTGTCGGCACCTGTGTTGACTTGATTTCTGATATTATTGCAACTTTACCAATCAAATTGCACAAAGAAACTAGCGGTAAAGTCGAAGAATTGGAAGATGATAGACGTGTTTTTCTACTTAATGACGAGACACTAGATACGTTAGACGGTTTCCAATTTAAAAAGGCCTTAGTAACTGATTACTTGTTGGAGGGTGCAGGGTATGCATATATCAACCGAAAAAGAAATAATGTCGAAAGTATTCACTATGTAGAAAATCGAAATGTATCTGTGCTAGTTGGTATTGATCCAATATTTAAAAGCTATGATATTTCCGTCAATGGAGTGAACTATCGGGAGTTTGAATTTATAAAGATTGCTCGAAATTCAAAAGACGGTGTAACAGGCAATGGCATTATTAAGGATCACAATAAGATTTTATCGGTTGCATACAATACGCTTGTTTTTGAGGAATCACTTGTGAAAACGGGTGGTAATAAAAAAGGTTTCTTAAAGTCATTGGGCCGATTGTCAAAGGATGCAATTAAGGAATTAAAAGAAGCCTGGAACAATTTATACAAGAACAATACAGAGAATATTGTTGTATTAAATAATGGCTTGGATTTCAAAGAGGCATCGAGTACATCGGTTGAAATGCAGCTGAATGAAAACAAAAAGACCAATTCAAGCGAAATAAATAAACTCTTTAAAGTACCTGATAGTATTTTGGATGGCTCGGCCAATGAAGAAGTGCATACAAACTTTATTAAAAATTGCATACTGCCGATTATTCGAGCAATTGAAACGGCATTGAACAAGGACTTGCTTCTTCCATCGGAAAAAGAGCAGTCTTTTTATTTTGCTTTTGATATGAAAGAGCTAACCAAAGGTGACATTGAAAAACGCTATAAAGCTTATGAAATTGCTATTAAAACTGGCTGGATGCAGATTGACGAGGTTCGTTATTTAGAAGATCAACCACCACTTGGTTTAGGTTTCATTAAGCTGGGCTTGCAAGATGTCTTATATGATCCAAAAACAAAGACAATTTACACGCCAAACACTAATAAAACCGCTGATATTTCAGAAGGTGGCCAGGTATCCGAGAAGGGAGGTGAAGAAGTTGAGGATTGAAATTAGAGGAAATCAAGTATTACTAGATGGTTATGTAAATGCTGTTGAGCGCGAAAGTCGTGTTTTACCTTCGCCAAGAGGTCGTTTTAAAGAAAAAATTCGCGCCAAAACCTTTGAAAGAGCTTTAGATAAGGCTGAAAATGTTGATCTATTATTCAATCACGACAAGAACCGTAAGCTTGGGTCATTACAAGAGGGCAACTTGCAATTGTATGAGGATAACATCGGTTTACGTGCTATTGCTCATGTAACTGATGAAAAAATCATTCAAAAAGCAAAAGATGGCGAGCTTAAAGGCTGGTCATTTGGCTTTGTTGATAATAAGCCATTGTGGGAAGACGGAGAAGATGGCATACAAAAACGAACGCTTGAAGACATCGAGCTTTTGGAGGTGTCTATTTTAGATATAACGCCAGCTTATGTAGCTACTTCAATCGAAGCTCGCGGAGAAGAACAAGCGATTTCTGAAACTCGCGGTGCTGATTTTAAAGCCGAAATTGAAAATCGATCAGAAGAAACGCGATCTAATAAAGAAATTGATTACTCATTGTTTGAAAAACAAATTGAGCTTTTAAAATTGAAAGGTGGAAACTAACATGAAAAAAAATATTAAGAAATTTATTGAAAAGCGATCTATGCCATCACTAGTGGAGCAACGCAATAACTTATTAGATGAAATGGACAATTTACTAAAGGGAGCCAAAGAAGAAACGCGCGCGCTAACTGACCAAGAATCAACTCGTTTTGATGAAATCAAAAGCCAAATTGCAGGACTAGATAAAACAATCACTGCATTGGATGAAGCACGTTCTTTAGATAAAAAAGAACCTGCTAAAAAGGCTGAAAAACGTACTTTGGAAGAAGCTGAAACACGCGCTTTCGATAACTACATTCGTGGTTTAGTGGAGGAACGAGCAGATGTTAATTTAACTGTAGGTGCAAACGGTGCTGTTATTCCTTCTAGCATTGCAAACAAAATCATTCAAAAGGTAAAAGATATTTCACCGATTTATCAATTAGCAACTCGATATAATGTTGGCGGTACGTTAAGTATTCCTTACTATGACGAATCTGCAGGAACAATTGAAATGGCGTATGCTGATGAATTTGCAGAACTTGAATCTACTAGCGGTAAACTAGGTTCAATTGAGTTAAAAGGTTTCTTGGCTGGTGCATTAAGCAAAGTATCTAAATCACTTGTTAATAATTCACAATTCGATATTGTTTCATTCGTAGTCACTAAAATGGCAGAAGCAATTTCTACATGGATTGAAAGAGAATTATTAAATGGTACGTTAAATAAAGTCGAGGGACTTTCTACTGTTAAACAAACTGTAACTGCAGCAGCAACAGAAGTTTTAACAGCTGATGAATTGATCGATGTACAAGAAGAAGTACCCGATGTTTTCCAAGGTAACGCCATTTGGATCATGAATAAAACAACACGTAAAGCTATTCGAAAATTAAAAGATGGACAAGGCAACTACCTATTAAATCGAGATGCAACAGCGCAATGGGGCTACACGTTGTTAGGTAAAGATGTGTACACATCTGACAATATGTCAGGAATGAAAGCAGGTAAAACAGCTATTTATTATGGCGATATGTCAGGCCTTGCGGTAAAACTTGCAGAAGATGTTTCTATTCAAATTCTACGCGAAAAATTTGCAACTCAACACGCAATTGGTGTAGTAGGCTGGATTGAAATTGATTCTAAGATTGAAAATGCTCAAAAAATCTCTAAATTAGTTATGAAATCAGCGTAGGGGCTATACTCTACGCTTCTTTTATTGGAGGTGACAGGATGAAAGTAAAAGCACTTGTAAGCTTTTCGGGTAGCGTCACAATGTCTAAAGATGAAGTTAAAGTGTTATCGAAAGAAGTTGCTGAGGACTTGTTACAAGCTGGCCATGTAGAGGAAGTTGTTACGAAAAAGCAGGTGAAAACTGATGTTGGTTAGTGAGATCACGCCAGGCGAGCTGGCTAAATATGTGCGAGAAGATGAAACAGATACCGAAATACTATCAACTTTTACGCTTATTTTATCCGCTGTAAAACCTTTTATAAAAGGATATACGGGCCTATCGGATGAACAAATGGACACCAAAGAGGATATTTCGATAGCTGTATTTGTTCTTGCTAATGAAATGTATGAAAATCGTATCTTTCCAGTGAAGGATAACAACGTAAATAAGGTTGTTCAATCCATTTTAGATATGCACTCTATTAACTTACTTTGAGGTGAGACTATGAATCCTGGAGATTTAAGACACCGAATCGAAATCCTCACTAATCAAAAGGCGAAAAATGAATTGGAAGAAACCATTTATATGTTTCTGCCTGTAAAAAAAATATGGGCTGCAATCATTCCACAAACTGGCTCACTACAAAAGCAAGTGGCTGATACAGTCCTAACAAATGTTACACATAAAATCATTGTTCGATATAACGCTGGCAAAGATATATCAAAAGATATGCGTATCGGATATAAGGATCATGAGTTTGAAATCAAATATGTTCTCAATCCTTATTTTAAGAATGAAACTCTTGAAATTTTTGTCCAGGAGGTGTTGAAGTGAGTATTCAAATGAATGGTTTAACCGACTTCCAACGTGATTTATTTGATGTAGCAACGAAAGATTTGCCTAATGAAGCTCCAAAACTGATGCGTAAAATTGGTTCAAAAGCAAGGACTAACGTAGCTAAGAAATCTCGAAGCCTGGTAAAAAAGAAAACAGGTGGGTATCACAAGAAGTGGAAACGAGGAAAAGTCTTTGTTGGTTATCACGGTGAATTAGTTGTTCGTGTTTATAATTCTTCACCACATGCCCACTTAGTGGAAGATGGCCATTGGATGGTTGACAAAGACGGCAATAAAACAGGCGATTTTGTCCAAGGTAAAAAGCCATTAGATAAGGGTATGCGTGAATTTGAATCATCGGGAGATGTAGAAAAAGAAACGGTAAAATGGCTAGATGAATTGTTGAGGAAAAAGAAATTATGATTACGTTTAAGCAAATTAAAGCGACAATAAATAAGAAATTACAATCGAACTTTATTGATATTGATGTTTCTAGTAAATCAGCAAATGAAGGCTTTACACGGCCATCATTCAAAGTTCAATTAGATAATGTGAAGCGTGAGGGCTATTTAACACAAGTTGAAAAGTCTTGCACGGTTCGCATTTTTTATTTTCCTTCATCAATAGACGATAACGCGATTGAATTGTTGGATGTTCAAGAAGCGCTAGGTAATTTATTCGATCTGAAATTCTTGTAGGAGATCGACATTTGGATATAGGTGAACCTAATTTTGATGAAATAGACGGTGTGCTGCAGTTTGAATTTGATCTTCAATTCTTTGATGGTCGTGAATTTGGCGAAGGCGGTTCAGGTAACAACATCGAAGATGAAATAAAAAATGGCAAAGACTTTTATAAAAAATATCCAATTGAGCTTATGGGCGAATTGGATGATGAGGAAGGGGATTAAACAATGGGCCTACCACAAATTATTATAGATTTTAATGGTAAAGCTGTAACAGCGATCAAGCGTAGCCAGCTAGGAATTGTTGCATTGATTTTAAAAGACGATGTACAAACCGCTGACACTGTGACTTACAAAAGCATTGAGGACGTACCAACAGATGGATGGTCGCCCGAAAACTTAGATTACATTCAATTAACGTTCAAGGGCACACCAAGCAAAATTATTATTGAGCGTTTGCCAACAACTGCAGCTGATTACAACGCAGCTTTGACACGCTTAAATAATAAGCGATTCAATTATTTGTCCATCCCTGGTATTGAAGCTAAGGATACAACAACTTTTGAAACGTGGATTAAAACAAAGCGTGACATTAATAAGAAAACGTTCAAAGCAGTATTGCCAAACAGTGAGGCAGATCATGAGGGAATCATTAATTTAACTACAGCAGGAATTAAAGTCGGTGAAAAAGAGTACACAACGGCAGAGTATACCGCGCGTATCGCTGGCATCTTAGCAGGTTTGCCATTTACTCGATCATCTACTTATTACGAATTGAATGAGGTCGATGCTATCACAGAAATTGAAGATCCTGATAAGGCTGTTGATGATGGTGAACTGATCCTGATAAATGATGGCGAAAATATCAAAATTGGCCGAGGTATTAACAGCCTAACGACAACAACAGGCAAAAAAACAGAAGACTTTAAATCGATTCGTGTCATGGAAGTTCAGGATTTAATTAAAGATGATATTCGCACTACATTTGATAAGCATTACATCGGTAAACACAACAATATTTACGATAATCAAGTGTTATTTATCCGATCCATTAACGCTTATTATGACGGCTTAGAAGGTGAGGAGATTCTTGATCCGAACTTTGATAATAAAGCTGAAATTAACGTACAAAAGCAACGTTTAGCGTGGGAAAATGATGGCCGAGACACGACAGATTGGGACGATCAAAAAGTAAAAGAAATGTCCTTTAAAAAGAACGTCTTTTTAGGTAGCAACATTAAGATTGTTGATGCTATCGAGGACTTAGATATGGATATTGCGATTTAAGGAGGATTGACACATGGGTAAATTAAAATCTAATCGTGTTATTAACGGCACATATGGCAGCGTGTGGGTGAACAACGAAAAATGGCTCGATATTGAGGAATTTGAAGCTAAAGTTTCCGTTGATTATGAAGATGTTAATATGGCCGAAGATCCAGCAACACATAAAAAGATGCTTGATTGGTCAGGTGAAGGGACATTAAAAGTCAAAAAGGTTTATAGCCGAGGTGCAAATTTACTAGCTGACGATGTTAAAAAGGGTATTGTTCCTGAAGTAAATATTGTTGGGAAGTTAGCTGATCTAGGAGCGTTTGGTTCGGAACGAGTAGCCATTAGCGAAGTAACATTTAATGAATTTATGTTAATGCAATTTGCACAAAAAACGGCAGGTACATTACCATTTAACTTTGCTGATTATGATTTCATTGATCGAATTAGTGCTTAAAAATATATTCTGGGGGAATTTAGAATGTCACAAAAAGAAAATAAACGACTATCGGTATTGGATTTAATGAAACAGAAAGAAAAATACCAGTTGAAAGATGATGTTAATCAGGTAGTGCTAGTGGAGCGATTAGGTGTCGAAGTAGTTGTTCGCAAGCCTGAAAAATCTTTATGTGTAGATGTAATGAAGATGTCGCGTGATTAAAAATATGACACTGATGCGGATGAATACATGGTGTATAACACAATGGTAGAACCAAATTTAAAAGAACCAGAGTTAAAAGAGTCCTACGGATGCACGTTGCCGACCGACATTGTAGCTAAAATTTTTGAACCTGGTGAAATTGCTTTGCTATCTGAAATTGCTTTCGAGCTTGCAGGATTTAAAAAAGGCGGAGTTAAAGCTATAAAAAACTAATTGAAAGTGATGATGATTTTTATTTTCTTCATCACTATATTCAAAAAGGTTTCAAGACTGAATATTTATTGAATCTTGATTACGATACAAAGTTATTAATGACAGCAAGTTTGGACAAGGAATTAGAAGATAGGGATAAAAACTTGAAAGCTGGAGCGATTGCAACAATACCGTTCTAGCTTTTTTCTTTTGTAAAGGCGGTGAAAAGTTGGGAAGAAGGGTAATATCTGCAGTCTTGTCATTACAGGACAGAGATTTTTCGAGCAATCTTAGACGCGCCAGTGATCGGTCTGACGATTTTGGTCGAGGTATTGTAAGAGTAGGCAACAAGCTAGAACGATTCGGCAAAGGTGCTGTCAATGTATTTAAAACGGTCGGGGCTGGTGCGGCTGCTTTAGGCGGCGCAGGGGTTGCGGCTTTAGGTGTAGGCGTTGCGAAATCCATATTTGACATGGACGAAGCTTTTTCAACTTTACAAGCTCAAACTGGTGCAACTGCAGGACAAATGGAAGTATACGGAAGTGCCGCAAAAGATGTATTCAAAAAAGGGTACGGTGAAAATATTGATGAAGTAACAAATGCCTTATCACGAGTAAAACAAAATATGCACAATATCGATAATGGTGAACTTAGTAATGTTACTTCTAAAGCAATGTTATTAGGTAAAACATTTGATTCTGATGTAAACGAAGTCACTCGCGGTACTAACAATATGATGGAGGCATTTGGTATATCTGCAGATAAAGCATTTGACTTATTCACTGCAGGTGCCAACGCGGATTGAACTTTAGTAATGAAATGTTTGATAATGTCGCGGAGTATTCATCCTTATTTGGCAATATGGGCTATAGTGCTGAGGAATATTTCGGCATCATGGAACGTGGCGCCCAAGCAGGCGTTTACAATTTAGACTATGTAAATGATGTAATGAAAGAGTTTCAGATCCGTGTAAAAGATGGGTCAAAGTCAACTGACGAAACATTCTCAGCCATGAGTAAATCGACTTTTGATTTATGGGAGTCTTTCAATAGGGGAGAAGCAAGCGTAGCTGATGTTGCTGGCGCTGTTACAAAAGAGTTGCAAGGTATGGATGATCAGGTAACGGCCAACCAATTAGCTGTAGCTTTATTCGGAACTAAATGGGAAGATCTCGAATCAGGAGCCATGTATGCAATGCTCGGATCAAAGGACGCTATGAAGGATTTCGAGGGAGCGACAGATGCAGCTTCATCCAAAGTGGAAGGAAGCCTTAAAAATAGATTAGTTTCATCATGGCGTGAGTTGCAGGTAGGTATAGCCGATGTTGTAAATGATGCAGGAGCGGAAGAATTTCTAGGATCAGTTGCACAGAAAGCTGATGAATTAGTCCCTAAAATTCAAGGTATCATAGAAAAAGCTTTCGAGTTTGGCAATACGGTTCGTGAAAATTGGGAGCCTATTAAAGAGACTCTTATAGGTGTTGGAACAGCGGTAGGGGTTGTAGCTGCAGGAATGGGCACATTAAAAGTCATTTCAACAGTAACGACTATGGTTCAAGGCTTTAAAACAGCAATGGGCCTCGCAACAGCTGGACAATGGGCCATGAATTCGGCCATGCTTGCCAGTCCTTTGACTTGGGTAGTTATCGGCATAGCTGCAGTAGTTGCGGCAGGTGTCTTGTTATATCGAAATTGGGATACTGTCAAAGCAAAAGCAGGGGAATTGTGGGCCAAGACAAAAGAGGTATTCGGAGGCATTTATGATTGGGCTGCTCAAAAGATTCAGCCAGTAACAAACTTTTTCAAAGGACTTTATGATAAGTTTGTAGACTTTAAAAATGCAATCAGTAACTTCCAACCGCCTGAATGGGTATCGAAAATTGGCGGTGCAATTGGAAAAGCTGCAGGTGCCGTTGGTAAATTCGTTTCAGGTTCACACGCAGATGGATTAAATAGAGTGCCGTACGATGGATACATTGCAGAGCTACACAAAGATGAAATGGTCATTCCTGCTCGACAATCTGAAAGAATTCGTGCAGCTGGTGGATCAATCGATAATGTGGATCAAATGGTGCAACCATCACCAGGGGCAACAACAACGACTACACCTGCAGGAGGAAGTACACCACAATCAACAACTTCAAATAATAGTGGTAGTGTGCAAGTTATTATTCAAAACCTAAATGCTAAAGGCGTTACAGCAATGGAAGTAGCTAATGAGCTTGTACCATTATTACAATTACGATTGGCCAATTTATAAGGGGTTGAACAGATGGATATTTTTCTAAGCACAATGGATCGAAAACAAATTATTCAACTTCCTATAGTGCCGCCTGATTTTAAAATACCTAGTCCTGTGAGCAATGAAGTCTTTACAACAATTAATCAGGGTGACATTAAATTACTTGGACGTAGAGGCTTGAAATCACTTACGATTGATTCCTTTTTCCCTTCAAAGGTGTATCCATTTTCACGAAGCAATAAATATTTTGGGTGGGAGTATTACGAGATCATAGAGGGTTGGATAGATAAACGAATGCCAATTCGCCTGATTATGTCAAACACACCTATTAATATGCTAATGACGATCGAAAGCTTTGAGGCTGGACTTCAAGACGGTTCGGGTGATGTTTATTATTCACTGGTCCTATCAGAATTTAAAGAGATTATTTTAGAAACAAAGAAGGTGAAATAATGGCCCATGAATTATGGTTAATTAAAGGTGAAACCATGACGAATATTACGCCCTTGCTTGGCACATTAACCTGGCGTAGCAACATGGAGGAACTAGGGGACGAAATCAATTTTAGTATTGCGTTTACTGATACGAACTACTTCCCTAAAAATCCATGTGACATTGGCGATATGGTGGCCCTTTATAATAATGGCAAAGAGATTACTCGAGCTATTATTGTGGACGAGCTGAAAAATGGCAGATCACCAATTGCTTATGTTGCCTTTGATTATGCCTTTTATCTAAATAAATCCTCAGCTGTATATCAATTTAAAAAATTATCTGCAGATGCTTGTATCAAGAAAATCGCTAAAGATTTCAATATCCAAGTTGGTAAGATTGTATCTATACCTAAACCTATTGAGAAGATATTCAATGATAAAAAGGTAAGCGAAATTATCAAAGAAATTCTTACTATTGCAGAACAATCATTAGGCGTGAAATACCTCATGGAAATGCGCCAGGGCAAACTATACATCGAAAAGCAAGGTGATGTAGTGGTAACAGGCACATTTCAATTGTTTGAAGGTGGCCCAAAGTACGATATTCATTCGGCCCTTATGAATCCCTCTAAAAGACGCAGCATTACAGAAATGGCTAATACAATCCAAGTTGTCGGAAACAATGACAAAGTGGTTTTAACCAAGTCTGATAATAAAATGGCTGAGAAGTATGGCCGTATTACAAAAGTTGTGAAGCTAGATCAGAATGAAAAGAAAAGCGCTAAACAGATTGCAGAAAACGAATTAAAACAGTTTTCAAAAGTGATAGAGGAAAATAGCGTTGATTTGATGGGCCATGATGATTTTAGAGCTGGCCGGTTGTTCAAATTAGAGGAACCAACCACAGGTATTAAAGGTACTTTTTTAATTAAAGATGTGTTGCACACGATTAGCAAAGGCATTCATACCATGAAGCCTACATTAGAGGTGAAGTAAATGGATTCGATTACGACTTTAGCTAAAATGCTTAAACAAAATGAAAATCCTAAGCAAGTTTCAATGTCTACTGGTATTGTTATTTCGCCACCGCCTAATGCTCAAATACGCTTAAATGATACAGTCATACTAACAAATAGCCAATTGGTTTTCGCTGCTCATGTCCTTGAAGATTATGAACGTGAAATTGAGCTGGAGGGTGAAATTCGATTTACAGATAGCCAATTTCAATCATTTGAAGCTAGAGAAGTGAAATCTAAAACAAAGGATACGATCAAAGAAGGTGACGAGGTAATATTGTTACCGACTGCAGATGAACAGCTTTATTTTGTTGTAGGTAAGGCGGTGAGGTTTGAATAATGTTACCTAAGATCGCACAACTAGAATTTGATACACAGGAAATTAAACCGGACTTGCCGCCACTAGGTAAGTCTTTTTTGTATGACTTTGATAAAGGTGATTTTGTATTTAGAAATGGAAAAATGGTTGAGATACATGGACTCGAAACCTTAAAACAATGGATCTTAAAAGTGCTTAAAACTGAGCGCTTTCGATTCCGCATTTACAAAGACATTCCTTATGGGGTGACATTGGAGGATTTGATAGGTTCTAGCTTACCACGCGCCTTTATTGAAGCAGAAATAAAACGAGAAGTCTCAGCATCCTTGATGGAACATACACACATTCAAGAAATTCAGGAATGGCAGTTCAACCATGGTGGAAAGTGGATGCGAATAAAATTCAGAGTCGTCACAGTAGAGGGAGCATTCGAAATTGACGAGCCAATAAAGAAGGTGGCAGCGTAGATGGAAGATGAAAAGATCATACATGATCGGATAATGGCAAATATCAGCAATGATTATGACAAGTCAAAAGGTAATTTTGTTTATGATATTACAAAACCTGTGGCCGTTGAATTTGCCGAACATCAAAAGGAAATTGCTGCAGTACGAGATAAGTTAGATATTGAAAATTTAACAGGTGACGAGCTAACAAAAATAGTATATCAGCGTACAGGGCGAATGCGTAAACCTGCTACACAAGCCACAACAACTGTTATTGTTTCCGGTACTGCTGGTACTCTTGTTAAGGTTGGTGAATTAGTAGGCACAGAAACAATTTTATACTCAGTAATTGAAGAAGCCGTTCTTAATGAAAGTGGATTCGCTCATGTTCGTATCCAATGTAATGAGTTTGGCCAAATAGGAAACGTGCCAGCGAACACAATTGTAAACTTTCCTGCATCTATTAATGACTTGGTGAATGTCTACAATCCTGAGCCTGTAGTAAATGGCTATGATGAGGAATCAAAAAAAGATTTACTTGTGCGCTATTATGATAAGTTTCAACGTCCAGGGAAATCAGGAAATGAATATCATTACCGTGAATGGACCTTAGAAGTCACAGGGACAGGGGATGCAAAGATATTCCCTCGCTACAAAGGTCCCTTAACAATGAAGGTTGTCGTGATCGATGCGAATAAGCTACCTGCATCGGTTGAATTAGTAGAAGATGTGAGAAAACATATTAAGAAGGAAATGCCGTTTGGTGTAGAGGATTTACTTGTAATACCTGCAGCTGCATTGTTCCTCAATTTATCTGTAGCCCTCAAATTATTACCTGGTTACACGGAGGAAATCGTAAAAACAAATATCAAAAAGAACATTACTAATCATTTGAGAGAAATAGCCTTCAAAGCTTCTTTTGTGAGTTACGCAAAGATTGTAGCGCTCATTATAGATAGTGATGGGGTTATGGATTATCAGGATTTACTTATCAATGGATCAACTGCTAACGTGGTTATTCCTGATGTTGGGGTTCCAGTAATGGGAGGTGTAAATGAATGAATCATATGACAGTGCATTTAAAAAATAAAGTTCTAACGGACAATTTACGAACTACGCAAGTATTTGTTGCCTTATTTAATGGTGACGTAGAAGTAAATGCAGCAAGCTACTCACGACAACCTGCAGGCTTCACAGCGCCAACAGATGGCCAAACATCGAACAGCGCTGATATTTTGTTTCCTATTGCTGCAGAGACATGGGGAGATATTACGCACATTGGGATTCTTGATGCAAAAACAGGTGGCAATTTGCTGTTTAAATCGCAAGCAGAATTTACAAAGAACATCGATATATCAAGCCAATACAAGATCCCTAAAAACTATTTAATTGTCCGTTTAAGGTAGGTGAGGACAAATGCACGCTATACCACAATCTGAGTGGGGCCAAGTATCAGTCTTTACCTGGGGTGAGTTATCAGCGCACCAATGGGAATGCTTTAGACTTGCCTTGATGATTACCGAAACAGAATTGCAGACGCAAGGTGTTTCAATTGCTTCAACAGGCGCAACAAATGAGGTAATCACTGAGCAACTATCGCAAGGGGTAAAGGTGGTTCAATCACCTATTATCATGCAGACAAGAGCTGAGATGATTACAAGTATTGTTGTTTCAACAAAAGACTATCTATCGGATATGATGAAGTATTTACCTTTATATGAGCGTAAATCCAATACCTTTAGAACAGTACTTACAGCCGATGATAGAGAACTAAGGAATGCAGAGCAACAACTTGAAATCGTGAACCGTAACATTTTTATCGATACAGCTATTGAAGCATTACCTATTTATGAACGTGATCTTGGCATTAAACCAAATAGCACATTACGCTATGACCAACGCAGGGAACAAATTATTTCACGATACAGAGCAAGCTTTGACCAAACAACCGAAGAAACTATTAAAGATGTAGCAGCTGCTTATAGTAATGGTGAAGTAGAAATAAATAAAACAAATACACCTGGCGTATATGAAATCAAATTCATTGGCACAAAGGGCATTCCTAATAACTTGGAGGGCCTTATGCAAGTGATAGAAATTATTGTGCCAGCTCATTTAGAGTTTGGCTATGCGTACACTTTCAACGTTTGGGACTTTGTGAAAAATCGTACCTGGGGGAGTGTAAGTAATTTAACTTGGGATGATATAAGAGTATGGGATGGGGTGAGCTAATGAAATACACACCGAATTTAAATTTAAAAAAACCTGAGGGAACCGAAAGTGTTTTAATATCAGACATTAATGAAAATATGGAAGTCTTGGATGCTGCAGTAAGTGAATTACAAAAAGGTACGGCATCTATTCCTGATTTAGAAACAGAGGATAAAACAATTGGCGGTGCCATTAACGAGGTAAAGAATGAGGTGATTAATGTTAGGCAGGAAATTGAAAGCCATATGACTAATTCAATGCCTCACATATACACTAACAGCGATAATAACAAGAAATATCGTATAGGATTTGGAGTAGATGCAGGCGGCTTTTATTATATTCAACAGGAGGTAGAATGATGGCAGGGATTGATAAAGGGTATTTTCCTGACAAAGCTACACAATTAGCAATAAAAAATACAGTTGATGGTATAAAAACCACTACTGATATTACTAAAACAGGCGTAGATCAGCTAGCTTCAAGTATAGATGGTATGAATACTAAGATTGTCAAAATGGATTCTCCTTTTGAGGCAAATAAATTTGTGCCATTTCAGATACAGAGTAACTTAGGAGCATCAAGTGGTACAGTAGTGTACAGTGTAACAGGGTCTGGGTTGTTAGACTTAGCGTTAGCAGTAGCATCTAGTAATCCTAATACTGCTTCTATACGAGTAATTGTAGACGGAGTGGTAATGGTTCAAGCACCACCTACAACAGCTTACGCCGTAGGGGTAGTACCAATAGGCGATTGGGCGGGGGCTTCTACACCATTTGTTCATATTACTAGGAATGGTCTATCCTCAGTTATAACACCCTCAGGAACGTACACGCCTGGGGTAACAACATCGTCTATGGGTGTCCTATGGATTAATAGGCCGATAAAGTTTAATAAATCATTAGAAATAAGTGTAGGAATGTCTAATGATGGATACTACCGTATACAGGGAGGGCTATTCATATGAGTCACATTTTACGCGAGTATGACGACGACGGTTATCACGTTATTGAGTATACTAGTGACGGTAAAAAAGCGTCAGCGATTACGAAAACACTTATTGTGGATGATGTACCCGAACCATTACCTATTGAGCCAGCACCAACAGTTGAAGAAATGCAGGCGCAAACGCTTATCAATACAGAATACTTAATTACCATGAATGAAATGGGCATCGAGGGAGGAAAATTATAATGAAGGTTTATGACTTATGTAAATTTTTAATTGATCGTAACCGTTACAGCTATGACGACATGTTAAAGAAGGTAAATGTCTTCTACGCCAATAATCAACTGGCAGATGAAGAATATACGCAACTATTAACAGATATGGATACACAACAAACGCAAGCATAAGCAAGCGTTATTTTTTATGCCAAAAATGAGGTGAGGAAATGCAACTTGTATATGAGAATCCGATTGTAACATTACTATTTATCAGCGCAATTGGCTTTTGGTTAGCAGCTGCTATTAGTCAAATAAATAACCATTGATTTCATGCCTTCCACAATCATCTGTGGAGGGCTTTTATTATGCAGAAAAGGAAGGTGTCAAATGAAAACAGATACATTATACACGTCACTAGTAGGTGGCTCAATGGCATGGTTAGCATACCTTGTCGGTGGCATTGACCATCTAATCAAAGCTTTTATCATCTTCATGGTAATTGATTATATTCTTGGCATCATGGTTGGATTCATCCATAAAAACGTTGAAAGTAAAAAGGCATTTAAAGGTTTGATTAAAAAAACAGCAATGGTTTTAATGGTTATTGCAGCAGTGCAATTGGACTTAGCAACAGAGAGTGGCAACTTCATGCGTAACGCTATGATATTGTTTTTAATCGGCATGGAAGGTATTTCGATGATTGAGAATCTAGGTAAACTCGGAATCAAAGTACCTCAATTTTTAACCAATGCATTAACGCAATTGCAAATGGACAACGATGATAAAAAGGACGGTGGTAATAAATGATTACAGTTTCCCCAGGACATCGAGGAAAGAATACTGGAGCTATGGGATTAATCGACGAAGGAACCGAAGCAATCAACGTAGCAAAGCGTGTAACGTCTATTTTACGTGCAGCAGGTATTATTACAAATTACATTGAGGATAACGTGAGTAAATCGCAGGCAGCAAACATCAAATGGTTGATTGCACAACATAATAAATCGAGCCGAGAAATTGATGTGTCTATTCACTTTAATTCAGTTCCAGGCACACACAACAAAGGCATCGGCACAGAGACACTTATTTATAGTGGGAAAAATATTGATACAGCTACAGCTATTACAGATGCGATTAGTAACGCGAGTGGATTGCAGAATCGTGGGGTGAAAATTCGTACTGATTTAGGATTGCTAAAAGGTACGAATAAACCTTGTTACTTGATTGAAGTATGCTTTGTAAATGATAGCGTAGATGTTGCAATGTACAAGCGAGACTTTGAGAAGATATGCCAAGCGATTGCAGGACAACTAGCAAAAGCGGTCGGTAAAATGCTGAAGCCTTCCACATCATCAACTGTGGAGGACAAAGGGCGTAATTTAATTCGTAAAGCAGTAGCGGATGGTACATTTACATCGCCACATACTGATGTTGATAATTATTCAACAGAGAAAATATTGGAGTATGCATTGATTTATATTGAACGTAAAGTTAAATAAAAATCAAAGCCCGTCATTAATGTTCAAATCACAGTGATGACGGGCTTTTTGCGTTTACATATTTAATTACTGAAGTTAGCTTAAAGGTTCATCATAAAAAGTATCAAAAATACCTTTATAATTCATTTTTAGGTTTTTAATATTTATAGGATCTGTAGAAAGTATATTAATTACGTCCCCACTCGCTCCGAAATGAACTAAATACTTACTCGTGACAATAAAAAATACAGCATTAGAGGCACACTTATTTTTGTTGAGAAGCGCATCTATTGTATATAAAATGGTGTCATTTACTGCTACATCTTTTATTAATGCAATCTTACCAAAGCCTTCATAAAGATCAAACTCTTCACTTGTAAGTTTATATTCTTTCCAATTAACTAAGCGTATACGCTTGGATAAGTTATTAGAGATGTATTTCTTTTTATTATCGTATTCTAAAGAAATGAATAGATCAACAGTGGGATCATCCAGTGTGAGGTCATTAATAAACTTTCGAATCCCATCCACTCGAACTTCTTTAAAATAATCCGTTAAGAATCGAACACGGTTTTCCATTGACGCATTAAAATACATTGAAGAACTCCACGGTTCAGTAATGGGAACCCCAGACTTAGTATGAATAGATTTAGTCGCCAATCCTTGTGAGGTTTTTATCATATGTACCACTCCTAGTGTCTTTTGAACAGATAGTACTAGGTGAAGAGCCACCTTTCCAAGCTCCACCAATATGACCATCTATATCACGAGATATATATTCAGGTTTTCCTTTTTTGTTTCTGAAAATTGCAGCTTTACCACATGTCTCTGATATTTTAGTATAACCGAGTTTCTTTGCAGCTGTAGTTGCTTCTTTATCTGTCTTGTAAACAGGTCCAGATTTAGATGGATCCTTTTTGGGTGGCTTTTTACCCTTTTTTAAAATTATAGCTTTCTCAACTTCTTCATCTATCTTATATTCTTCTGCTTGATATTCTTCTACTATAACTTCTTCATCTATCTTATATTCTTCTGCTTGATATTCTTCTACTATAACACCTTCATCTGATGTTTCTAATTCTTTTATTATCTCGAGCGCTTTCAAATCATACTCACTTTGTGTGTCTACTTCCATTTGGCTAGCATTGGTAGAGTGCAGAAACTCTTCTTCATTTGCACTAGCAAAAGGAACTGAAATAGTAGTGCTGAATAAAACTAAAAGACTTAATAAAGTAAAAATTTTTTTCATTCTTAATTACCTCCGAAATTATATTTTTGTAGAATAGGATTCTATTATTACATATACATAAAGTTAAATATAGGTAATTTTGTAATTTAATACTAAATACCTATTAGATTAAGTTCCGAAGTCATTTTTAAGCAGACTGAAAAAAGTAATAAATGTTTGTTGCATTTTGTCGGCAATAGGACCAAAAAGAAATTTTGCCACCTTTTATAGATTTGTCTACCAATTTACTGTAAGTTGTTGGTAAAGAGATGAGATGATGCACAAATACGAATTTACTTTACATGATAGCGCTATAATCAAAATTGAAAGTGAACGGAACGTTTTTACCACAGAGGCCGTTAAGATCAATGATGCTAATATGGCTTTAAAAACTCAGGTAGAAAAATTATTAATCAGTCACCAAAATAAAGACCAGGCGCTCAATTGAAAGTGAGTACCTGGTCCTCTTTTTATTCATCATACGGTCTATACTTTTTGCGTAGTGTTTCGAGTTCATCTTTTTTCTCTAATAACATGCTTTTTAAAAACATTTTAGGTTGATCTTTAGCTGCTATTAACTTTCCGTCTTTTACTAATTTCCCAAGTCTTACTTTCGATATTTCCAATACCTCAGTTGCTTCGGCTGCAGAAAGCAATTCTTCATTTAGAAATTCTAGAAGTTCTTCGGTTGAACTAAATTTGTATTCCATTAACCTCACCTCGCTTTAAACATTAACAGAATAAGTCTTGTGATGTGAATTAAGATTGTGATTCCATACAATGCAATTAAAACATAATCTAAAGTTGATGGATTCTGAAAATCAACGTATACCATTATTATGATTGTACTGGCAATTAATAAAGCAATGTTTGTGTAACCGAATCTTTGAAGCAATTTTTTCATACATGTAAGTGGATGTGATATAATTTGATTGAGAAGGAGGGGTTAACCTCCTTCACAGCTTATTTGCGACGTTTCTTCTTTGCGGGGGAGCGTCGCTTTTTCTTTGTTCCTTGTGTCATGTCGTAAATGTCTTTAAAGCCTGATGTGATAGCTTTGAACGTTGTTGCGACAAGTGCGACTGTTGCAAGGATTTTTTCAAATTCATCCACTCTTGTTCACCTCCTTTCTATACTTTTATTATACTATATCTATTCAATAAAGTAAATAGCTTTATGTATATTATTTTACTCTTTTGCTAAAAACTTTCATAAAAAAAGCCACTCGAATGAGTGACTAGATTCCTAACAATTGCTTTTTCTTCGCGTCAAATTCTTCTTGCGTTAATATCCCATCATCTAATAGATCTTTCAATTCTCTAATTTCATCGGCTACATCATACATGTCCTTTTCCTGTTTACCTGCAGGTGCAGTTGATGTTTTAGCCATTGCTTTAAGGTTCTCAATCCCACTCTTAATTTCAAGTGCTATATGCGCTGGCACATCGTCAATAATTGCTTTGTTTCCAGTAGAAACGATTTCGATTGTTGAGTAAACAAGCTTATTGGAAATGTTGATACTACTAATTGATGTTAAAGGAATGCTTCTTTCATCGTTCGAAACAATGCCTTTTATTTCATGTAATAGAATACGTTTGTCAGTTACATAAAGCTGTTTGATGCCTTTAACGGATGCACATACAGCTAGTAGCGTTTCACCTTGTTCAGTTAGTCGATCATCGAACATTTGAATTTGTTTAGCCATTGCTTTCTTCTTACCAAAGCCAGCAAATTTGATTGTTTCAGCGATAGTGTCCATGTCATGCACTCCTTACAGATAATTGTAATTTCATTCTATAGAAAATCCTACCAATAGTACATATAAAAAAACAGACAACTAATAGTTATCTGTTACTTAAAACTTGCGTCCATCCTCTAAAACGAAATGAGCCTCATATTTTGCATCTAATGCGTTTGCAATTTCCTCTAATTCATTTTCACTAAAATTATCTCTCTTTAGCTTATTAGAAATATTGGATTGGGAAGTACCTAGTTTTTCAGCCAATTTAGCAGCTGTTACATCTCTTTCAACCATTAACAATTTAATTTTCTTTGCCATGCTCATGTTTTTTCACCGCCTCAATAATTATTGTTACCACTATTATAGCTTATAAATACACTGAAATAAAATATAAATTCACTTTTAAGTGTATTTTTTATTTACACTTCCACTTTTATGATATATATTATTATCAAACAGTGTATTATTTACACTTTTAAGTGAAAGTGAGGTGAAAACGATGGCATTTGAATACTTAGCACAATATACAACATTTGAATCAATAGCAGATATGGACACAGCTGTAGAAAATCACATGGCTGCTCATTACTACGATTTAACGGAATCAGAGCGCGCCATCGTTTTCAAACTTGCTTCTCATAGTTTAGAGAATCCAGGAGCTTGTCATTTGAAAGCTGCCACAATTGCTGCAGCATTGGAGATCAGCACAAAGACAGTTTATCGAGCTATTTCAAAACTGGAATCGTTAGGAATTGTTAAGTAAGAAACGACTGTTAAAAGCAAAGGTGGGCAGGGAGCAAGCATCTACATTATTTTGCCTTACAATGTCCCAGCGTTAATGTCCGAGCGTGAAAATGACGAAAAGCCTTGTGAGAGTAAGATTGAAGCGCAACAAACTGAAAACCAATCATCTAAATCGTTTAATCATTTATCTTTTAAAACAAGCACTTTACAAGAAATATATAATAATGCTCACGCTGAAAAAGAAGCTTGTAAGGAATACATGAATGAATATCAGGTGATGCTATTTGACTTTATGCAATCGCTGCCTATGAGAGATGATTTAAAAGATCAACTGCATAAATGCATACTAGCCACAAAAATGAACGATATACGTGATTTTGTGAACGCTAAGGACGTTTTAGCTAACATTATCCGCGATATTGTGAACGGTACATTAACTATTACAAGTACATTAAGAGCCGTATTCACAGGAGCGTATAACAAGGCTATAAAGCGTTCTAGCATAAAGGTGACTAATTCATCATCTATAGAAGAAACAGCAGATAGAGAGCGTCCAGTACCTTTCTATAACTGGCTGAATGAGCGTGATAGTCGTTCGGAAATATGTAGTAGACCAAACTTAGAAAATTGGCTTGAATGGTGAAAGGGGAAATAGAACATGACTCATTTTGAATACATGGAACAGCAAGGGCAATTAACGATTTTTGATTTGGAAGTTCAATATGAAGAAATGAAATTCAAAAAGGAATTCACAAATGTTAACAAGCCTGTTGATAAAAAGATTGTGATTGTGCCTCGTAGGGTTGGATATGTTGTTTACAAGTGATTGTGTGCTAAAATATACCAAATGGGAGGTGGGAGAAATAGAAGCTCAGGTTTCAACGGAAACAGTTGATTTATTACGTTATGTGTGGATTATACCTATTGTCGTCGGATTTGTAACTTTTGTTTTAACAACTGTTGTTAATCAGAGAAAAGATAAAAAACAATTTAGAATGGAAAAAATGGCTTTCATTAGGTACGAACAGGTTGAGACGGATTATCCCTTTAATGATAGAGACTGTACTATATTATATACTAATGACATTAGAAACGTTTTGGAGTCACTTTCGCATGATGACGAAAAAACCAGGATGACTTTTTTAGTTCTTGAAAATCTTACAGAAAATAATGTACTAGATTTGAAAGTCGAAATTGTATCATCTTATGATGATACATCATTAAAGTCAAAGCAATCTATAAATATGCCAATATGGAAAAGTGACGAGGTTTTATACATACCCATTTCAATTCCTGGGGCTGCAACTCACCATGTAACTGATGAAATATTGAACGTGTATTATACTACTTTAGGATTCGAAAAATACGTAATCGGATATAGACTTAACGAGCAAAATGATTATGATGAATATTTGAAAAAGATATACTTCAAGTATTTTAAATACACCAAAATTAAGTATAAACAGAGCGATTTTTATTCATATATTAAAGTGACAAATGAAGAGAAAGGCAAACAGGCTGAAAAAGAAGTAGAAAAACAGCTGGTTTGAGTTAGATACGAAAAAGACCACCTAATTATGGCGGTCATGTGGTAACACTTTTGGTAACAAGATATTTAATTCTTATGATAAGTATTTCATTTTCATATACACAAGAACGCAGATTTATAGCGATTTTGCATAATGTTTAACATTCAAATAATATGGTTTATCGACTCCCGCCGTCTCCATAATACGAATATCATTGAATTTCATCTGATTTCAATGAACCTCAAAACCCTTGATATTCAAGGGTTTTTGTCGTTTTTAGAGATTCATTTACTTTCATCTAATTTCATTCAATTTCATCTTTATATGGTCAATTTTATGGTCAATTTGTGGTCAGGATTTTAAGAAGTCTGCGAACAAATTGACTGTTTCTTTTTCGGCATGCGCAGTTAAATGCGTGTAAATATCCATAGTAGTTTTGATGTCGGAATGACCAAGACGCATTTGGACCTGTTTCATGTTAGCGCCCGCCTCTATTAGCATTGACGTATGCGTGTGGCGCAATCCATGAGTTGTAAGTGGCGGTAGTTCATACTTATCAATGACATAATTGAGCCATTTTCTCGTCTTTGTCGTTTGCAAATAACTATTGTCCTCGTTCGGCAAAACTAACTGCTTTTTCTTTTTAAATCGTCTACCTAAAGAGTTTTTAAGGTCAATTTGCCATTCTTGTAGAAGATTAATTGTTTCGTCGTCTAAGCTGATAGTTCGACTAACACCAGTCTTCGTTGATTTCTCATACATAGTATTTTCTAATCCTCGTGCAATTGCTTTATTGATTGTCATTTCCTTTTTCTCAAAATCAATATCCTCCCAAGTGAGCGCTGATAATTCGCCTTTTCGCATTCCAGTAAAGGCAAGAATATGGATGGCAACGTATGCTTTCCGATTCGTTTCTTCTTTCATAACTGTTAGCAGTTTGTTTAATTCATCCTTCGTATAGAAATTGCGCTCTACTTTTTTGATTGTCGATTTGTGCGCGCGCTTTTTTGGCATCTCCACCAACTTAAATGGATTGGATGGTATTAAATCACGTTTAACTGCGTAATCCAATACTTTTGATGCGTAAGCTTTGATCGTGCGGGCTTTCGCTAATTTCTCGTGCAATTGGTTAACGAATTTTTGACATACATCCACGTTTAACTGCTCTATACGATAGTCACCGATTGCAGAAAGGATATGATGCTCAAAGTATTTCAGCGTTTTATTGAGCGTGCTTTCTTCGACTGTGTTTTTATAGACTTCTATCCATGCCTCATATAGCTCGCGGTATGTTTCATAAGTTCTTTTTTGAAACTTACCTTTAGCGATTTCTACTTGAATACGTGCCAGCGCAATTTCAGCTTCTTTTAAAGATCTAAAGCCTCGGCGCGTCGTATATTGCGGTTTTCCCGTTAATGCATCTAAACCGAGATATACTTTAAACATATAATAAATTTTACCGTCTTTTTTCTTATAGGCCTTAATAGCAGTATTTGATTTTCTTGGCATAGTTAGTATTCCTCCTATAATTACGGGGACAAATTACAAAGGGAATATAACCAGCGTTACTAATCGAAAGTAACACTTTTATTATAAAATTACGGGTTCGAGTTGTCTAAAAAATAGCGTAATTTGCCACCGTAAGTTGTTTTTAGTTTAGAAATAATGAGATTTTTAATTAGCGGACGCTAATAGAAAAGTTGTTTACTGCGTGGAATTAAAATGAATGTTCAAGAAGGAAGCGGTCAATTTCGGTTTTAGACACGCGCTTTACACCGTCGATTTCGGCAACTTTAAGTCCCATAACTCGAAACTTGTTGAAGGTGTTGAAAGAGATGCTGATATATTGGCACGCTTCTTGTATAGACATCCATTCCTTCGAAGTTTCAGGCTTGTTACTGACAATTTGTTCGAGTAATTCAGCAATTGTGTTTAATACAATTGTTTGCGTAGTTGCTTGAATTTCCGCTGTATTTAGTTCCATTTAGAATAACCTCCTAATCGAATTGTTTTACATGTTAAGGTCATCAGAAAAGTAGTTACATAACGGCTCCTCCTTTCGCAATATGTAAATGGGTTTGTCGCAGGAGGAATTGGAATTTTAAGCAAAATAAAAACTGGCTTATTTAAAGATACATTCATACTTAGAGGGCGCACTTAGCCTATAAATGGGCGCAAAATACCCACTAATCGCTAAAAAGCACTCTAAATAAATACATGTAAATTTAAATAAACCAGCTAAAAATATCAAAAACTAAATAAAAAACATATGTGAAATTGCCTATATTCAATTTTTAAATACAACAAATTATTTTCCATGTCAACAAATCTTAATGAATTTTTTTGGAATTAAAAGAGAGCCAGACGCATCCAGCTCCCTTAAGTGCAAGCCGAAGCTATACACCGCGATTAATCTCAATTATATCACCAAATAAAAAAATATAGCGTATACAGTTATAAATGCTTTATTACTTTCTAAAATATATAAACTCATAAAAAAGGATTACCGTATCGGTATAGTTTAGGAGGTAATGAGATGAAACAGGTAAAGGTATTTGATGAAGCATTTGCGGACAAGTTAAAGCGACTAAGAAAGGCGCGAGGATTATCGTTGCAACGATTAGGTGATATGACTGGCGTAAGTCCGAGTTATATTTCGCGATTAGAGCGCAACGAAAAGCAGTCCCCATCGTTCCCAATTTTAGTAGAACTCGCGCGTGCGTTAAAGGTAGATGTATTGACGCTGGCGGAAGGGTTAGTTGAGCAAGAAGATGAAGTAGTAGATCTTTATTCGTTAATGTTCAAGTCACCGTTGCGCGTTGCGGACAAGATTTTAACTGAAGAGGAAACAAGGCAGGTAATTCATTTAATCGAACGAATTGCGAAATTTGACTGGAATGAACAAACAATGTGGCACGAACTTTGTGAGGTAGGGAGTTTAATATATGCTTTCAAAGGAAGGCACGCTGTTGGGCTGAGGACGTAA